CGATCGAAGGCGCGGAGGGGATGAAGGCCGCGACCGTCCCGATCCTGCTTGCCTACTCGACGACCGATCCGCTGCTCTAGGAGATACCGATGGCCCGGCAACAAGGCTCGCGGGTGCAGCTCGCGCTCGCGTTCGAGACCACCTATGGCACGCCGCCCGCGAGCGGCTACCGGTACCTGCCGTTTGCGTCCACGACGCTGGGCGGCGCGCAGGAGCTTCTGGCCTCGGACCTTCTCGGCTACGGCCGCGATCCGGCGCCGCCCCTTCGCGATGCGCTCGACGTCGACGGGGATGTCGTGATCCCGATGGACGTCGAGGCATTGGGCTTCTGGCTCAAGGCCGTCTTCGGGCAGCCCACCACGACCGGCACCACGCCCAAGACGCACACCTTCCAATCGGGCGCGGCGTCGCTGCCGTCGATGGCGATCGAGTTGCAGATGCCGGACGTCCCGCGCTTCGCGATGTATTCCGGCCTCGTTGCCGACACCCTGTCGTTCTCGATGGCGCGGAAGGGGCTTCTGACCGCGACGGTCGGGCTGATCGGTCGGAACGAGACCAATGCGGGCACGAGTGCCGCGGGCACGCCGACCGGCGTGACGCTCACGCGGTTCTCCAACTACCTCGGCGCGGTCAATCGCGACTCGGTTCCGCTCGGAAACCTCGTTTCGGCGCAGTTCAACTGGTCGAACAACCTCGACCGGATCGAAACCGTTCGCGGCGACGGGTTGATCGAGGGCGCCGATCCTTCCGCGGCCACGCTCACCGGCCAGCTCGAAATGCGGCTTTCCGATCTCGCAATGGTCAACCAGGCGATCGCGGGCACGCCGTGCGAGATCGTCGCCTCGTGGACCATCAGCGCGAACGCCTCGCTCACCTTCACCGCCCATGCGGTTTATCTCTCGCGGCCCCGGATCGGGGTGCAGGGACCGGGCGGCGTGATGGTGACCTTCGACTTCACCGCCGCGCGCGCCGTCTCGCCCGCGCGCATGGCCACGGTCGTTCTCGTCAACACCGTCGCGAGCTACTGACATGCTGCGCCTCGATCTCTCGAAGGAGCCCCGCTGGCACGACATGGGCGGTGGCGTCCGTTTCCTGCTCGCGCCGCTCACGACCGCCATTGTGGCCGCAGCGCGCAGCGATCCGGCGGTCGCGGCGCTCGGGCCGCTTGCGACCCCGGACGAGCAGGAGGTCGCATTTGCAAAGGCCATCGGCCGGATCGCGATCCTCGAATGGCAGGGCGTGGGCGACGGCGACGGCGAGCCCGTCGATCCCAGCCCGGAATACATCGACGCGGTGCTCGACCTTTTTCCGATCTTCCGGGCTTTCCAGATCGGCTATGTTTCCAAGGGTCTCGTGCTTGTCGACGAGGGAAACGGCTCCGCGCCCTCGCCGAATGGCACTTCGGCGGCGGCGCCTCCTTCTGCGAAACCTGCCCGCGCCGCTGCGACGCATGCCCCGCCGTCCTGAACCGGCCCGCGACGATCGAGGGCCTGCGCATGTGGGACGTGGTGCCGCGCCTGACGGGCCAGGTCCGCGCGATCCCCGGCGCGGTTCTCGGGCTCGACTTCACGGCCGCGCTCGCGATCGCGGAGGCGCTCGGTGTGCCGCCCATGGCCGCGGCGGAATGGCTTCCCGGCATCGAAGCGGCGCTGGTTGCCGCCATGAACGCGAGGATCGCGCGCGATGAGTGAGAAGCAGGTCTCCGTCCGCCTCGTGGCGCGCGGCGGACAGCAGGTGCGTGCCGAGCTTCGCGGCATCGGCGAAGAGGGCAACCGCGCCTTCTCGATTGTCGGGCGGGAGATCGATGGCGTCAACCGCCGGCTGAACGGCCTGGGGCTGGGCGCGGGGAACGCGCGCGTCGTGATGCGCAACGTTGGGCTGCAGCTGTCGCAGGTGGCCCAGCAGGGCGCGGTCACGGGCGACTATTTCCGGGCGCTCACCGTGCAGCTGCCTGACCTGCTGCTCGGCTTCGGGGGGCTTGGCATCGCCATCGGCACGGCGGCGGCCGTGCTTGGGCCTTTTGCGGCTGAACTGTTCAATACTGTCGACCGGTCGCAGGCGTTGTCGGAAAGCGTGGGCGCGCTCGAGCAGGCCGTGGGCGCCTTTGCCCTGCGCGCCCGCGAGGCGGGGGCGACGACCGCAGACCTGACGAAGACGTATGGCACGCTTGCGGGCGAGGCGCGCGCGCTTCTGACGGTGCAGCGCGATCTGGCCCGTCTTGCGGCGCTTGAGCAGATTGCGGCTTCGGCGGAGGCGGCCCGTGCGGCGCTGGGTGACATCGGCGCGCGCACCAGCGCGGAGTTTGCGCAGGCGGCGGCACGGGTGGCAGAGGTCAATGCCGAGATCGAGCGGCTGCGCGCCGAGCAGCGCGCGCTCTTGAGCGAGGGGCTCGATGTGGGCGGCAATGCCCAGCGCAACGTGGCGATCACCACCGAGCTTGCTGAGCTTCAGAACAGCCTTCTCAAACTCGGCGAGCTGACCCGTCCCATCTATCAGCTGCGTGACGCGCTCGGCATCACCTTCGAGGAAGCCGCGGCGCTTGCGGGCGCGATGGCAGAGCTCAGGGACGCGCGCGGGATTGAGGCTCAGTCGCGCGCGCTGGAGGATCTGCGCGTGGGCTTCATCGCGGCGCTCGGCGGTCTTGAGTCGATGACGGCCGAGCAGCGCGAGTTTCTTTCCCGCCTCACCGAGGCGTCGCTTGCTGCGATCCGCTTCCGCGCACTGATGGATGATACGGCGGTTTCGATTTCGACGGCCGCCAGCAGCGCCACTGCGCTTGCCGACGAGGTCGGCCGCGCCGCGGCGAACGCTGCCTCGCTTGCCGCCGAGGGGCTGTCATCCCTTGCCGAAAGCGAAATCCGCCTGCGCTACCGCGCGGATCCGGTCGGCCTTGCCGGTGCGCTTGCTGCGGCGCGCTTTGATGCGCGGGTTGGGGACATCAGCGGATTGGACCCGATCTTGCAGGAAGGCCTGCGCCGTCAGCGCGAGGCATTCATCGCGAACGCGGAAACCGCCGCGAGAAACCGCCTTGCCCTGGAGGAGTGGAATCGCGCGCAGCGCGTTGCGGCAAGGGCCGCGACCGCCACCAGCGCGGCACTTGAAGAGCAGGCCACGGGTTGGAAGGCGGTGACCCAGAGCATCGCAGCCTACGTCCAACAGGCCGAGGACTGGGGCAATCGGCTCGGTGACACCCTTGCCGGCGCCTTCCGCGGCGCCGAGGACGCGATCGCCCAGTTCGTCCGCACCGGCAAGCTCGAGTTCGGCTCGCTTGTCACGTCCATCCTCGCGGACATGGCGCGGATCGCCGCCCGCCGCTTCATCCTCGGGCCGCTGGCGCAGGGCCTTGGCAAGCTGCTGGGCGGCGAGGTCGGCGCCACGCTTGCGCGCGCGTTCCATTCGGGCGGCGTCGTGGGCATGGCGGGGGTGCCGCGCGTGGTCCCGGCTCTCGCCTTCGCGGGCGCGCCGCGCCTGCATGCGGGCGGCTGGGCCGGGCTTCGGCCCGACGAGGTGCCCGCGATCCTTCAGCGCGGCGAGCGGGTGCTGTCGCGTCGCGAGGCGCGGGCGTGGAGCAACGGGGGCGGCGTGACCGTCAACATCATGACGCGGGACGCTGAAAGCTTCCGCGCCTCGCGGACGCAGATTGCGGCGGACATCGCGCGCGCGGTGGCGGCCGGTCGGAGGGGCATGTGAGCTTCGACGAGATCAGGTTCCCCGACGACATCGCCCGTGGCGCGCGGGGCGGCCCGGAGCGGCGGACGCAGATCGTGGAGCTCGCCTCGGGCCGCGAGGAGCGCAACGCGAGCTGGGCCGACAGCCGGCGGCGCTACGACGTCTCCTACGGCGTGCGGCGTGCGGACGATCTCGCGGCGGTCGTGGCCTTCTTCGAGGCGCGCAACGGCCGGCTCCGCGGCTTCCGGTTCAAGGACTGGGCGGACTACAAGTCCTGCGCGCCCTCCGCGACCCCGGCCGCGACGGACCAGCCCATCGGCACCGGCGACGGGACGGTGACGCAGTTCCAGCTGGTCAAGCGCTACACCTCCGGCGCGCGGACCTGGACGCGGACCATCACGAAACCGGTCGCGGGGACGGTCCTCGTGGCCCTGGCCGGGGTTGCGCAGGGCTCGGGCTGGTCCGTGAACACCGCGACCGGGATCGTCACCTTTGCGACCCCGCCCGGCCCGGGCGTGGCGGTGACGGCCGGGTTCCAGTTCGACGTGCCCGTGCGCTTCGACACCGACGCGCTCGATCTTGTCCTCGACATCGAGCGGCTCGGCTCGATCCCGTCGATTCCCATCGTGGAGATCAGGCCATGACCGACCGTTGGCCGCCCTCGATGGCGGGCGTCCTTGCCTACATCGCCGTGGCCGTCGCGATTTCGGCGGAGGCGGCGATGATGATGTGGTTCGGCAGTGTTCTGGACCGGCGGCTCGTTGTCGTGGAGCGCGAGGTGACCGAGCTTCGCTCGGCCGCGCCGCCTGCCGCGGCGCGCCTTGAGGATGCGATGCGCGAGATCGCGGTGATCAAGGAGCGGTTCGTGCGGATGGAAACCGACATCCGCCGCATTGCGGATGCGCTTGAACGCCGCCACGGAACCCCCTGATTTCCCCAAAGGACCACCCACCATGCAGACCACCGACCGGGGACTACTGGCCATCGTGCGGCACGAAGGCGTCGTGCCCGGACCGTATCTCGACGTGAAGAACGTCTGGACCTTCGGCATCGGCCACACCTCCGCGGCCGGACCGCCTGACCCCGCGACGATGCCGCGCGGCATGCCCGCCGACCTTGATGCCGGAATCCGCGAGGCGTTCCGGCTCTTCCGCACGGACCTTGCCGCCTACGAGGCCGAGGTGCGTCGCGCCGTGACGGTGCCGCTCGCGCCGCATGAGTTCGATGCGCTGGTCTCGTTCCACTACAACACCGGCGCCATCGCCCGGGCGACGCTGACGAAACTCCTCAACGCCGGCAACCGCGTTGCAGCCGCTGATGCGTTTCTGAACTGGCGGCGGCCGGAGGCGATCATCACGCGCCGCGAGGCCGAGCGCGACCTCTTTCGCCATGGCCGCTATCCCGGCGGCACGATCCCCGTCTGGGCCGTGGACCGCGGCGGCCGCGTTGACTTTTCGCGGCCGATCCGGCGGCTGACCGAGGCCGAGGCGCTGGACCTGCTGCGCCCGCAGGTCGTGCCCAGGGTGCCCGCTGCACCGCAACAACCCGTCCCCGCGCCCGGCTGGCGGCACCGGCTGGCCGCTTTCTTCTCCACCCTGATCCGGAGGGCTTGACCCGATGCGCTACATTCGCCCCAACTCGCTCACCTGGTGGGCAGGGCTGCTCGCAATATTCACCGGCGTCGCCTCTCTGGCGGTGCCTGCCGATGGGGCACTGGGGGAGTTGTCTCGCCTGATTGCGCAATTGACTGGTTCAGGTGACACGTCACCGGCCGGATTGATCGCCCTCGGCCTTGGCCTGATCGGGCTGCGTGACCGGATCGAGCGCGGTTTCCGCAGCAATGATCAGTCGTGAAGTCCCTGCTCGCTTGCGTCGTGAAGTCCATGCTCGCTTGCTTTGGCAAATTGCGCAGTCGCGCAACGAGTCATTTGGCAATTCAACGCAAGATGCCTTGGTGGCAGCTTTGCCACTGGGAGTGGTGGAGAAAACCCTGCGAAGGTGGCGGTCTGGCCGCTACGTCTGCCACGACCGGAACCGATGGCGGCCCAAACCGCGTCCGGTGGTCTCGTCAGAGGACAGCTCCGCCATCTCAGATTGTTCTCTACGAGAACGGTTTGAGATGGCGGTCATTTTGACAGGAACCTGCCGATGAAAGCTCTCCCGCCCGCGCTGCAGGCGCATCTCGACTCGGGGGCGACCACGCTCGCGTGGTGCTGGCGCATCGCGCGGCGCGATGGCGCGGTCTTCGGGTTCACGGATCACGACCGGCCGCTTGCCTACGACGGCACCGACTACGAGCCGCACAGCGGCTTCGCGGCGGCGGAGCTGCGGCACCGTGCGGATCTCTCGGTCGATGCGCAGGAGGCCGAGGGCGCATTGTCCTCCGACCGCATCACCGAGACCGATATCCTCGACGGGCGCTGGGACGGGGCGGAGGTCGAGGTCTGGCGCGTCAACTGGGAGGATCCTGCGCAACGGGTGCTCATGCGGCGCGGTACCTTGGGTCAGGTGCGCCGGGGCCGTGCGGCCTTTGTCGCGGAGGTACGCTCGCTCGCGCATCTCCTCGATCAGCCGCAGGGGCGCGTCTTCCAGGCGACTTGCGATGCGGCGCTGGGCGATGCCCGCTGCGGTGTGAACCTTGCAAACCCGGCCTGGACCGGCGCGGGGACGGTCACGGACATCATTGACGCGCGGAGCTTTTTCGCCTCGGGCCTCGGGGCCTTCGCCTCGGGCCTCTTCGCGCTCGGCTATGTGGAATGGACCGGGGGCGCTAATGCCGGGCGCCGCGCGGAGATTGCGGCGCATGCGCGCGACGGGTCCATCGCGCGGATCGTGCTTTTCGAGGAGCCCGTCCGGCCCATCGCGGAGGGCGATGTCTTCGTGGCGAAGGCGGGCTGCGACAAGACGCTGGCCACCTGCCGTGATCGCTTCGCGAACGTCGTCAATTTCCGCGGCTTTCCGCACATGCCGCCCGAGGACGCGGTGCTGCGCTACGCCACCCGCGACGGCGGGCACGAGGGACGGGTGCTGTGATGCGCGAGGCTGATCCGGAGGCCGTGATCGCCGCCGCGCGCGGCTGGATCGGCACGCCGTATCACGACCAGGCGAGCGTGAAGGGCGCGGGTTGTGATTGCCTCGGGCTGGTGCGCGGCGTCTGGCGCGAGGTCGTCGGGCCAGAGCCCGAGGCGCCGCCGCCCTACAGCCGCGACTGGGGCGAGACGGGGCCGCGCGAGGTTCTGGCGGAGGCGGGCTTGCGCTGGCTGAAACCCGTCGCGCTTCAAGAGGCGCGCGCGGGTCACGTCCTTCTCTTCCGCATGCGGCGGCACGCGATCGCCAAGCATGCGGCGATCCTCGTCGCGGCGGATCGGATGGTGCATGCGCGCGAGGGTCTGGGGGTGATCGAGGAGGCGCTGACCGACTACTGGCGCCGCCGCGCCGCCTTCG